ATTAAAACTTAAACCCTGCGGTATCTAATGTCTTTTGTGTAGGAACATGAGAATTAGATGTACCTTGATCTACCTTTATTAATGTTTGAGCTGATGCTTCAACATCATATAACCTCATTTTAGATCGATCAACACCTATAACAAATCGTTTGTTATCACTTATATCAGCATATCGATTCTTTAATTGTTTAACCATTAACTGATTTAAGTTGGCTAATTCTTCTGTTGATATTAAAGCAAACATCATATCTGCTGTTGCTGGAAGACCGAATGATTCTGAGGTATCTTCAAGACCTACATCTGAGTTAGAGAACCCTGATCTTGTTGTTTGTGTTGCTGATAGGATAGGCACATCGAACTCTACTGCTAAACCACGTAGTTCTTCTGCTATCGACTTAATATAAGAATAGGTATTAACTGAACCTCCTAACCCTTTGATTCGACTTGATGCACATATATTAAGATAATCAATAAAGATAATATGGGGCTCAAAGTTCTTCTTTAACTTGAGTTCATTAAGTAATGCTCTAAAATGACCTACATGAGCTGATGCTGTAGGATACTCTTTAACAATTAACTTACCAGTAGTCTTTTGTGATATCTTCTTAACCTTATTTATAAAAGTTTTCTGTCCTATAGACTCAATATCGTTTAATGATACATTCATAAGGTTAGCATCAATACGTTCAGCAATACGTTCCTCTGCCATCTCCATAGTAATATATAGTACATTCTTATTTTGCATTAATGCCCCACCAGCTACATGACACATGAATAAGGATTTACCTACACCAGTACCTGCCATACAGATATTTAATGTTTTATTCGGGAGACCACCTTTCGTAATCTGATTAAAATAGTCGAGATCAAACGGTACGCGCTTCTCGACTCGATTATAGAAATCATACCTACTAGAAGCAGCATCGATATAATCATGACCAATATTCCTATCAAAGGAAACGGCAAGAGCGTCAGATAATATGTCAGGGATTGCATTTTTAGTTAACTCCTTAGATTGACCATCTATAATTCCTATTGAATCCATTATAGCAATATGAATAGCCCTATCCTGACACCACTTCTCCGTAGTATCCAGTAACCATTTCTTATCAGTTGCCTCATCAAGTGGTGTAAATACAGATTCTAATATACCAGTGAACTCACCTACATCAGATATACCTTCTGAATTATCTTCAAGCTCAATAACAAAGGCTTCTTTTGTAGGTAGTGAGTTATATTTATTGACAAATTCAATTACAAGTTTAAATAAAGATTGATGTGAAGAATCGAAATATTCGTTTTTTAGAAATGGAATGACTTGTCTAGTATACTCATCATTCTGGATTAAGTTCTTCAGTATTGTTGTTTGTATCATTTAGTAAACTATCCTCTAATATATGTTTTAAAACAGCTGAGATATGATCTAAGAAATTCCTATCAGCTGATATAGAATCGATGTCACCATCAGCTTCTAATATCTTATAAGAGAATTTAAGTATAGGATCTTCATTTTTAGACTCATGAACTTTAATCTTACCATATTGGTAAAAGGTATCTTTAAATTCACCTGTCTTCAATCTAATAGTCCACTGCTCTTGATCTTGACCTTCTACAAAGGTATAATCATCCCCATCTATAGAAATTTCCATATAATCATCAGATTGATAATCTTCTTCTGTATTAATGTCCATTATACACTATTCCTCATCTATTGTCAAGTCTAATTCTGAGATATTATCTGCATATCCCAGCTTGTATGATTTCTTCACAAACTCTTTAAAGTCTGTATCCTTAAAGATTGATTCCCATAGTTCAGGTTCTCTTGTTTGCTTTTCACGCATCTTAGAACCAATAAGCTCTCCTGTTGTCTTATCTACTCTTTGATACCACCCATTGCTTGGTTTTACAATATCACCAGAAGCGAGAGCAATATCCAATAATCCAGAGTATTCTGAAATACCACCATTAAATTCAACTTTAATAGGAATCTTTGACTTCTCTCTAAGAAATCTAGATTTTTCAATGTTGATAATGAAATCATAACCTTCTATCTCCCCTGTTCCAGCTTTGTTTTGTCTACGCCCTACAATCCATATATTATCAGCTGAGTAATATATACCAGTACCACCAGATACAACATCTCTAGGAAATAGACCGATTTCTTTATATGTATGATTAACTGCCATCATTGGTATATCACGCATTGTCAGATATGGTGTAATCATTCTAAAGAGACCTTTAAGAGCTTTAGCACGTGACATATCAGCAACAGACTTACCTGATTTAGCATCTTCTAATTCTTTCTTAGATGCTAGATTACCAATTGAATCGATAATGATGATAACCTTTTCTTTACGATCAATCTCTTCAAGCTGTGATACAACATCAAACTTGAGTTCTTCTACATCTGTAATAGGTGTATGTAGAACTCTATTAGTATCAATATTAAACTGCTCAAAGTATTCTTGTGGTGATCCAAACTCTGAATCATAGAACAACAGAATAGCATCATCATACTTCTTTAGATACGCAGAGGCTATCTTTAATGCAAATGATGTTTTAAAATGCTTAGAAGGTCCTGCTAATACTGTAAGACCTGCAGATAATCCACCATCAATATCACCTGATAATGCTACATTCATCATAGGTACATCAGTTGTTACCATATCAGTATTCTTAAATAACATAGAATCTGATAAGATATCAGTTCCTTTTATCTTAGAATTCTTTCTCAATTTTTCCATTAAACTCATAATCTAATCCTCCTCTTGTTTTTTCAACCAACCTGGTCCTACATCGTAAAAGTTCGTTTCCCATAAATCTCTCACACCATACTTCTCACGGGATTCTTCTTTATTACCACCTTCATAAGGAATAGCTAACTTCTCTGATAGTAACACTTCAGATACTTCAGTCCCATCATTCAATACAATAGAACCTAAGATACGACCAAACTTACCTTTCTTTTGCATCTTAGTAGTTAATATAAAATCTGAGTTATCTCCATGTAAAAGATCTTTCACACGACATTTAGCTGCTAATCCCCAAGACTTCTCATGTTTATTTCTTGTTCTTGATTCGGGTGTATCAATACCAGCGAATCTAATACGCTCTTTAATAAAGATCTTAAATCCTAAATCAATTTCAGCATCAATAGTATCACCATCAACTACTCTTAACAATTTAGCTTTGTATTCATACATAATTATATTCCTCTATGGGATTGTTGTTTATAGGCATAGTTTAGTGCTGAGTTTGCTTCTTTTAATATAGGACGCTTTACATACCAACTACCTGTTCTTGAATCTAATTCTCTCATTAATATTTCTATCTCTTCTGCTGTTATAGGGTATTCTTTACGAATAGCATTGAATGATATAGATACCATCATTTGATACATCTTATGATACCATCCTGTTTCTGATATAGTAGAATATTCAGATAACATCTTCTTATTGATAAACGGACAATTGGAGATAGATGACCAATTATACTTATCTTTATTGATTAGTTTAGACTTACGATGCTGAATTACTTGTTCTTGCATCTCATCTGGTAACATATCTAAGAAGTTAGTAGCTCTTGACTTATCTATATATGTGACAGTCTTCATTAAATCAGTTGGATTAATGAAAGAGCCTCTCTTGTTTGTAAATATAAAGTTAAAAGCACCTGAGTATTGACCTGGTACATAATACATTCTAGATAGATCTTTAGTCTGTGGATCACCAAGACCAGAGAACTCTGTATTCAAAGCATACCAGAAATGTCTGATGTTCTTAGCATATACTGGATATTTGAGAGGAAAGACTAATCTAAACTTAGGATACTCAGTCCGAGATGATGCTGTGGAATAGCACACATAATAATAATGACCGAATCGTTTGTATAGTTCTTCTTCTAATCCTTTAGAATCTATTGTATGATCATCAACATCTAATGCAGCCCATGACCATGACAGTACTGAATCATTTTTACGCTTCTCACCTTCATTGTATGTAGCTGGTGATATTAAAGGTGATGATGATT